TGCAGTAGAAAACACTAACAAAAGGGTGATCTTCGCACGGGAAATGGAAAATCTGTTTCGCAGTGTGACAGTTAAGGAAGTGGCACACGCTGCCTGATTCTGCTCCCATTTGACCCTATACTGACTTCAGTTCAAACAAACCACCGATGAACTACCGCCCGCTCCGCCGCCATGCCACCGCTGAGGACTTCCAGAACTGGGAGAGCAAGGCAAAGACCATGACTGACGCGGAACTGCGCTACGTTGCCGCAGAGTGCCGTCAGGTTGCCGCCCTGTGGCGTGGTCATGATGGCATTGTGGAGGGTTTCTACGATGACCAGGCATCCACTTACGGAACTGTCCTGCGCCGTCGCCAACTGGCGGCGCTTTGACCCTATACTAACTTCAGTTCAAACGAACCAAACCAATGAACGACTTCTTTGAGATCGCTGACGCTCCTGGTGAGATCTTCGACATTCCTGAGTTGCAGGACCTTGACGAGGACAACAAGTTTGACTACAATGAGTACATCATGGGGAACATCGATTACTAATGTCTTTCGTTTCTTTTCCCACCGACCCTAACATCATGAACGACTCCGAACTTCTCCAACTGAAAGAGAACTACGCTAACATGATCATTGACGGTATGGACATGGACAGTCTGTGTCAAATGGCGTTTGACTTATTACTTGATGCATACAAAGACTGTAGTGAGGATGACATTAAGGAGGAGATCCTGGACTTGTATGATGAGGAAATGCTTGAGTCTTTGATGCCTGTTGAATGATGGAAACTCTAGAACTTTCCCAGAAGGAGATACAGTTTCTCCTTGAACTTCTTGAGTCGCAAGACTTATCCGAAGTACATCAAAACGTCTCTGACTTGGTTGTACTTCACGCTAAGATTTCTTCCCTTCAAACTTACTGAAACCATGAACAACTCTGAAATGACGATGGACGACCGCATGGAACTCATTGACAGCATTGTTGATGACATGTGGGGACTGTGTGAATGTTTCGCAGAAGCGGAGGAAGAAGACAACTGTCGTGCAGTATTTGAGGAGTTTAATGAATGGTTTGATGGTGAAGAATGTCAAGTATGGTGGGTGCCAAACTTCGCAGATGTGGTATAATGTGATAGTCTTACGGAGGAACAATGACGACGAACGTAGATATTAACTTAAACGTACATGAGATAGGAGTTATCCTATCTGCTCTACAGTTACTACAACACCGTGACGAAAACCTCATCGCAAAAGAGTATGGATCAACAACAGCACTCTACGAACGACTCCACTCAGTTTGGGAAACTCTTGACCGTTCAGAAACAGGACTCCGAAATGATGTCGTCCCTTCCTACTAAACTCTGGTATCAAACTCTTGCTGTTATGCAAGAAACTTGCCCCGAACTTGTGGATGAGTTCTTGGAGAACAGTGCAGCAAAGATGGAAGTGACTGTAGACTATCTGATGGAGGAGTTTCTGTGACTGAGGAAGTTAAGTTGCATTTGGCGTTAATGCAAACCAATAACATTCTGTCACTCATTCAGGGAAACCAGTATGAGTTATACATGAAGGGCAAACTTGTAGGGTTACAAGTAGAGATTAACCGCCAGTTATCCTGCTTGACATTTAAGAAAGAGCAAAGTAAAATCGAGGAGCAAACTACAAACTGAAATGAAGTATCTTTATCTGGTAGACTACTGGGTGCCATTTCCATCATCAGAGTATGGTGGTTTATTAAATGTTGTCGCTGAGAGTGATGTTGAGTGTCATGACATTTTGCTAGAGTGGCGTGATGAATGTGACACTAAATACGACAACCTGATCATGGAAAAGGTCACGACTGCACCAGTGTTTGCATTAGCGAATGATGAAGACTCTGGGATAGTAGAAACATTTACGACATAAAGACTCATGGAAAAACTGTATCGCATTGAAGAGTTCAACACAACTGGATGGGAAGTTGTACCTGGAAAGTCTACTGGGTTGAACAAAGAACAGGCAAAGGAACGGTTAAATGAACTCATTGAAGAAGGAACAAACCCTAACCGACTGCGTGCTATCCCTGATACCACACCAACCACCTGAGGGATATTCCTATGAGGCGGTACAATTTAAACGTGACATTATTGCAGTGTTTCTTTTATGTCATCGTCGGTTTGTCTACAATGGTGGCACTCCAACTCGTACTATCTGGGGATTCTACAACACCAAAACCAAACGCTTCTTTGCCCCTATTAATTCAAAAACAGTAGGAGAGGAAGTATCACTAACTGATACCTCTCCTTATACTTCTATGCCGTTAAACCTTAACCCATTAGAATATGCCTTATACGCCTGAAGTTGATGACTATGTTCAATGGAATAAAGGGAAATACTCAGTAGAGGGATGGGTGTATTATAAGGACCAAGAATACATCACAATTGAAACTGGAGTAAAGTGTAAGGATACAGAGGACATTCAAAACTGTCCTATCCATCATAAGACGCATACGTTAGTGTTATGTTTCCCTGAGTATTATCATCAGTTGAAATACGTTAAGTCGCGTTCAAATAAATATGATGAGAAGTAAAACAACCTTACCGTGCAGATAGAAGAAGGTTATACAAAAGCAATGAAGCAGTTTGTAAAACTTGCTGCGAAATGGGGTGCAAAACCAGTTAAAACAACAGGTAAGCATCTAAAGTTCCGTGATGCCTTAGGTAACCAAATCAGTGCTCCTAAAACATCATCTGACTGGCGTGCATTAAAGAACTTTAAGTCTGAACTAAAGAACCGTGGTTTTGTACAAAATGTGCCACAGTCAAAGGTAGCAAAAGATAAGGTAGTACCTACACTTACAACAACGGTACAACAACCAACAAGAAGAACTGCTAACCAAGGTACAACTTTCAAAGACTTTATGGATAAAGTAAGGTCCCAAGTTACTGATGAAAAGAAACCATCTACAGTAGCAAGTAGAATGGCAAAAGGATGGAGAAGAGCAATCAAAGAGTTACCAGCATCTGAAAAGTTTCGTGTAGGTGATGATGTTATCAGACAACTAAGAAGAGAAGCATACTCACAGGCAGAAAGACAGTCACATGTTAAACCCAGACCAGTAGATGTAGAGACAGTTACAAGAAAGGCAAAAGACATGGGTAAAAACTTCTATTATAAGGATGTATTACCTAATGATAAACTAAGGCACAATACACCTATCATACCTACTAATAAGACAAAGAGTAATAGAGGGTTAGAAGTATGAAAACTTATAAAGAGTTTATAGCAGAGGCACTCTTACCTTCATTGGTTAAAGGTGCGGCAAGATATGCAATGAGAAATAAACAATTAAGAAAGACAGTTTCTAAAACTGCTCTACAGTCTGGTAAGAAACTTAGAGTGCCAAGACAAGTTACAGGATTCCAAACTGCAAGAGGTTCAAAGTACACGTTCTCACGCAAACCAGACTCATGGGGTAAGACGCAAAGAACCGCAGTTAATGACCCAACACATCCAACAAAACCAGGAGTAAAGCAAAAGTCAGATTGGACTTTATTTACTACTCCAAGTGCCGCATCTACTATGAAAGCAAGATGGATGCAAGGTGTATCAAGAAAGGACTTTTATAAAGGATTACCATTATCTCCTACTCCAAAGAAGGGTAGAGCAGCAGTAGAAGTATGGAATAAGTATCAAGGTAAAGGACGCGCTATTCATAATAGTAATCCTATCACTGACTTACAAACAAAAGGAAAGAGTGCTTTATCATTATATGGAGCACAAAGAAAAGAGTTATCGCAAAGGGTATCAAAAGTATTAAAGACCAAACAGAATCGTAATGTATTAAAGCAAGAGATAGAGCAAGGTAATGATGCATCACTTACTAATATCTATCGTAATGTTAGACAGAATCCTTCAAGTCCTAATACCTTAGAGAATGAACTTAGAGGACTTTATAGAGGTAAAGGTGTAGGTAGAAAAGAAACAACTACTGAACAGTTAGCACCATTAGAGAAGGAGAACCAGTTACCTTATAGGTATAGTAAGTATGGTATTCGTACAGTAGAACCAAGCATGGATAAGTTAAAGGATAGAGTAAAGAGATATGGTAACATACAACGTTTGAAGGATATAGATCCGAGATACCCATAATACCTGCCTACGGCATAAGCGCAAGCGCTGTCATTATACGTTTTTTCCCTCTTTTACCCCTTTTTAGGGGTTTTTTTGTATTTAAAATACCTTTTTAAATATAAATGCGTATTTTGTTTGTGTTGATAAGTATTGGTATTATGGTGTGTTAATGATACGAATTCGTATTGTTTTATGCCTTATAAACCTTATAAACCCCTCCTAAACCCTTGTGTCTGATGCAAGTTTAGCGAGCGTATCATAAGACGCGCAGTCTGTCAAGTTCCGGGACGGCGGAAAGTCATGAGACCCACACATTATCTCGACGAGACTTATAAATAATGGTTATGAATCTCGACGAGACTTTTAGTTGCGTCTCGACGAGACATATGATAGAATACATTAGCGTTCAACGGATCTCGACGAGACTTATGTACGACGACTACGATCTCGACTATACATTCGTGAGTGATTATACACTCGACGAGGACACATATTATGAAATGGGTGGACTAGATCTCGACGAGGAATATGCACGCGATACGCAAGATTATGATACACTTGCGTACAGACATTATGCGTGAACTAGATTAAGTACACACGCACGCACCCAACCATGCTAACACATAACAAGCGCCTAGTTACAGTTACACTAGACATAATGTGTTATGATGATTTACATTTAGAAGATGTACAGTGGCGTGAGTTGCTACACCTAGAACCAGGTGAAGACCTTCACTGTAAGGTAAAAGAGTACGAAATAGACTGGTGATGTGCCAGTTTATAAAGTGTCCACTCCCGTCCCCATAGTGTCCGCGTTCGTGCTAGGATGGGAGGGGATGCTGCATTATAAAATAATTCATGGCAGGGGCGGTGGCGATGTGTTGTCGTCAACAGGGATACCCCTCCCCTCTTTCGGTTGTGCCCATATCATAGCAACCCCAAACCCATAAATCCGCTGCCTTGTGCCAGTTTGTAGAGTGTCCACTTTTCTGGCACAGGGTCCAAAAATCGGGCATACTGACCGCAGTTGAGACCCAACCGATGCCTTTCGTTTCCTGGTCTGTCTTTCCTAAGGGCGAACCCCACGACGCCGAATTCTTCACAAGTGAGCATCATGCCGTAGACGTTGCCTACGATTGGTCGGTTGACAATGGTGGGGAACCTATGGTAATCCAGCGCGATGGCATGGATTGGATGGAGGTCGTCGCATGACAGTTTGTGAAGTGGTCTACGCCTGGGCGCTAAGTCGCCTAGGCATCCTGTAGGATACATTCAACCGCAAAGGACCAATGCCTGCAAACCAGCAACAATGCGACGCCATCATGTCAGACTACGCTAAAGAGGTTGCCGCTCAAGAGCGCCGCCGGCAAGAGTTCCGGGACCGTTACTTCAACGACCCCCACTACCGCGCCTACATTGACGAATTCCGCCGTGAGAACGTCGGGCGCTGGTATGTCAGTGACAGGCACTAGGGGGATCCCCCCTTTCCGTGGTATCATTATCAGGCAAGCGAACCGCACCATGCCCGATCATTCTTGGACTGAAAACGCAATGCGCTGTAGCGCCGCACGCCTTAAGGCGCTGCGACCCTTTGAGCATTACTCCTGGGCGCACTTCCGCCAGAAGCGGGAACGTGAGACCCTGGCAGCGCTCTACAATCTCCACTGGGGACTGTAAAGGTTTATTAACAAACGGGCAGGCATCCGCAGTCTGCCCCTCCTATCCCCTATAGTTATCTCAAGCGGAACAACCCCGCACAACCCCCACAAAACAATGCTCAAGGGAACCGAACTGCTCAACACCGTCAACACCATGCGGGAGGCGGGTGCATCCGTAACCGAACAGGTCCGCGCTTGTGGTTACGAAATCGACGGTAAGTTGCATTACACCGATTTCTATTATGCGCTTCTGGAGGCAAAGGGTAAAGAACCGATCGTCGCTGAAGATGATCAATACCAGGAGAAGATTGATGAGTTGCATGGAGAATATCCCCGCGATGCTGTAGTTGCTTTCATTGAACTTTGGGGCGAAGATTATATCGAATACTTCGAAGAATCCTATCAGGGAGAGATGACAGGCGCTGAGTTTGCACAATCTTTGGTTGAAGATTGCTATTCCTTGGATATGCCTTTCTGGGTCTCAATCGACTGGGAGGATACCTGGCACAACCTGAGCGATGATTATACTGAGCAGGACGGATTCATCTTCTGCAATAATTTCTGACCTTGTGCCAGTCGGGGAAGTGGTCCGGGGGCATTGACTCCCCCCCACTTCCCCTGTATATTAAAAGAGTCAAACGAACGCAACTGCCTATGTCCCGCTCCACCGCTAACCTGGTCGCCATCGCTGAGTCCCTCCCCGCTGGTGTCGCCCCTAAGGTTACGGTTCTAAAGTCTGCCGCCACCCGTCGCCGTCGCTCTGCCCTTACTAAGACCAATTCCTCCGGTCGCTCTGGTCTGGGTTCTCACGACGCCTCGAAAGGGTCTTACGTTGCTACCGGTGACATTGCTATCGGTGCAGGTCGTATGGGGACGCTTAACCCTGTCCGCTCCCTTGGTCGCCAGTGGGTCGGTGATAAGTCTGCCAACGCCCGCCGCGCTGCTGACCAATACGCTGCCGATCGCCGTGCTGCTGCCATGGATCGCTTGAGTGTGTGACACCTGATAAAGTGTCACATGGGGGGTTGACACCCCCCACAGTGTGTGCGTAGAATGGCAGTGTCGGGGGGGTTGCGCCCGCCGCCCTGGGGGGCGTTTATAAAAACCATGGGTCCCCCTAAGCTATAAAGTGTTACGCTCGCCAGCTCTATATAAAACTAAAAGTCGATCGCAAAAACCTCTGATGCTAAAAAATCCGGGAGAAAATTATACGACTGTAGAGGTCGATCCAATAACTGGGGAGTATTATATTAATATACCTGAGTGGGTATTGAGTGAGTTTGGGTGGTACGAGGGCACCGTAGTAAACATGGAGGTTGATGGAGAGTCTATAATAGTCACTGAGGTCGCAGATGAGAGTACTTGACCTTACCTAGATAATGATGTATGATTACTGATGTAGAAACACTTTCTTATGGCTAAAGGATTTACTGTTAAAGCGAAGGCACCCACCGCGGCTGCTCAGGAGTTTGATTATGACAAAGCACGGGAGATGGTCCGTGGAAAGTCTGTCGTATTCTGTTTGCCTGGTAGAGGTGTATCTTACACATATTTGAAAAACTTTGTACAACTCTGTTTTGACATTGTGCAAATGGGAGGGAGTATTCAGATCTCCCAGGACTATTCTTCCATGGTAAACTTTGCAAGATGCAAGTGTCTTGGAGCGAACGTCCTGCGTGGACCTGACCAGATTCCCTGGGACGGCAAGTTGAAGTATGACTATCAGTTGTGGATTGATAGTGACATTGTGTTTAATACTGAGAAGTTTCTTCAGTTGGTTTTGATGGACCAGGACATTGCTTCTGGTTGGTATTGTACTGAAGATGGTATGACGACTTCTGTTGCACACTGGATGGATGAAGAAGACTTCCGTGGTAATGGAGGAGTCATGAACCATGAGACTCTTGAAACGATGCAGAAGCGTAAGAAGCCATTCACTGTTGACTATGCAGGTTTCGGATGGTTGCTTATTAAACACGGAGTGTTTGAGCACAATGAGATGAAGTATCCATGGTTTGCTCCTAAGATGCAAGTCTTTGAGTCTGGAGAGGTTCAGGACATGTGTGGAGAGGATGTAAGTTTCTGCTTGGATGCAAAGGAAGCAGGCTTTGAAATCTGGTGCGATCCTCGTATTAGAGTTGGTCACGAGAAGTCAAGGATTATTTGACATGGCTAGCGAACTTTATACGATAATGTGTAAAGGGGAGAAACTGTACTCCAACTTGACAGAGGAGGAGTATTTTGAGATAATGGAGGACCTGTCGATAGAGTTTTATCAGACAGGCTCTCCAAGACCTTCTGATCTTGAGACTAAAATTACTAAGAGGTATTAAGTATGGCTATGCGTAAAGGTGGCGGTTATGTTGAAGGTGCCCCGAAGAAAACTCGTCAAGGGCGAGGGATGAATACGAAATACGCGGCGACTTCTCGCAATAAAGCGAAAAAGAAGTATCGCGGTCAAGGTAGGGGTTAAATAGGACAGTCACTTAAGTAAGAATGAGTTGTCTTATCACCAACCTCCCATCACAAGAAGTGTGGGTCCGCAAGGAATATCTAACAGATCATCAAAGCGGTCATGGTGAATTTGTAAAGGGCGTCTGGGTATCGGCTAAGTCGATTCCTGGGCGTGCTTTTTATTTTGAAACGTATTTGCCTGAGTATGCGGCAATGTATGATAAGTTGCCTATCAGCGCCTTTCTCTCTCGTCCTGAACTACCAGACCCTGATATGGACCTACCCAACCTACAGTTCTGGAACTGTATGGACTATGGTGTGGTTAGCATTGACAAGAAGTTCATTGGTAGTATGGACTTTGAGTGTTATACACGCGACTTTGGTATTCAGAGAGGTACATATGTTTGTACTATTGATAATTACCACCATGACCCTGACTATGTTGACTGGGCGACGAGTGAGAACCCTGCCGAACATAAGTCTCATAACCTAATTGAGTTGGATAATGGTCAATATGCCCTGTATCCTAATAATAGAATGCGTATTTTTGACAATAGTTTGACACCAGTCGAACCAAAAATGCCTGATTTTAAGGTTTCGACTCAATGGTATCAGGTTGAGAATGGATATGAGCGTCTTGGAATGGGTCGTGAGGACGAATATCACTGGAAGACGGCAAAAGAACGTGCCGAAGAGGAAAATAAATAAGGATAAGGGATAGCAACCCCTCTAAAAGTTCTGATTTTTCATAAATCAGGAGCTAAAATGGGACAATCACCTGTCGATAGGAACAGAGAATACATGAGAGAGATGTGGGGAACCACAAAACTCGCCTCAGATTATGGCGCAATGCAGAATTTACCTCAAAAAAGAGTATTGACAGAGGTAATGAACGACACAGCACCTCGTCATGACCTTAAAAAGCAGACTGAACTGCATGAAAAGATTCGTAATGACGAAGATTATGATGACTGGGACTATGGTACTGAGCCAACATACGGCAATCCTTGGGTGTAAATATAAATAAAGCAAGAAAACTTCTTGACAAATGGCAGTCACAAGGATATCAAGAGCATTTAAGGACATTAGTTTGTCTTTTGAGCCCCATCCTGTGACAAAAGACTTGCCGATTCTGAAAAATGAGTCGGCAATTCGTCGTTCTGTGCGTAATTTGGTTGAAACAATTCCAACCGAACGCTTTTTTCAACCACTTTTGGGTTCTGATGTCCGTTCAAGTCTGTTTGACTTCGTAGATTACGGTACTGCGACTGTAATTGAAGAGCAAATTCTTACAGTTCTTGAAAACTATGAACCAAGAGTGACAAATGTACAGGTTCAAGTTGACCCACAACCTGATAATAACACTTTTGAGGTCAACATTGCGTACAGTATCATTGGTCAAGACTTTCCTGTTCAACAATATACCTTCTTACTAGAGGCAACTAGGTAATATGCCTTTTACAAAGTTTACAAATCTGGATTTTGATCAGATAAGGAGTTCTATCAAAGACTATCTCCGTGCAAATTCGAATTTCACGGACTTTGACTTTGAGGGTTCGAACTTTTCTATCCTGATTGATACTCTAGCATACAATACTTACATCACTGCGTTCAACTCAAACATGATTGTTAACGAATCCTTCTTGGATTCTGCAACTTTGAGGGAAAACGTAGTTTCTCTAGCAAGAAACATTGGTTATGTACCACGCTCTAGAAGCGCCGCTAAGGCAACTGTAAGTTTTAGCGTACAAACTTCTAGCAGTTCCCCTACACTGACCTTAAAGGCGGGTCTAGTGTGCGTTGGTGCAGTGGATAATACCAGTTATATCTTCTCTATTCCAGAAGATGTAACAACAACTATAAACTCTGGTGTTGCTACCTTTAGCAATATCACAATTTACCAGGGAACGTACCTCAAGAAGCAATTCCTTGTTGATGGTTCTCTTGATCAAAGGTTTATTTTAAATAATTCATTCATTGACTCCTCTACTATTGTAGTCAAAGTTAAGGGAACCTCTGATAGTGGCGAAGGTAGAGAATATTCTGCAGTAGACAATATTCTAAACCTAAACAAGAACTCAGAAATATATCTTCTCCAAGAAGTTCAGGATGAAAAGTACGAACTTCTTTTTGGTGATGGATATTTTGGCAAAAAGTTAGAAGATAATGCAGTTATCACTGCTTCTTACATTGTAACTGATGGTGCTGAAGGAAATGGTCCATCAGTATTCTCATTCTCTGGAAGATTTGCTGATTCTCTTGGAAATGTTGTCATAGCGACTAATACTGTTTCTGTTACTACAGTAAATGCCGCCGCAAATGGTAGCGACATTGAAAGTGTTGACTCTATTAAGCACTTTGCCCCAAGAATTTACTCTTCACAGTACCGTGCTGTTACTGCCCGCGACTATGAAGCGATAATTCAGTCAATTTATCCAAATACTGAGTCCGTATCCGTCGTTGGTGGTGAAGAGTTAGACCCACCACAGTATGGAAATGTCATTATTAGTATTAAACCAAAGAATGGTGACTTTGTTTCCGATTTTGACAAGCAAACTATTCTTACAAAACTGAAAAACTACTCACTTTCGGGTATCAACCAACAAATTACGGATCTTAAGGTTCTTTATGTTGAAGTTGATTCTGCAGTTTACTATAATAGCGCTCAGGTAACTAACGTTAACGCTCTGAAGTCTAAAGTCAGTTCTACATTGACAACATATGCCACTTCAAACATAAACCAGTTTGGTGGTAGGTTTAAGTATAGTAAGATCTGTCAAACTATTGACAATACCGATACTGCTATCACTTCTAATATCACAAGAGTCATTGTTCGCAGAAATTTAAAGGCACTTATTAATGTTCCAGCACAATATGAACTGTGCTATGGCAATAAGTTCCATATGAACAAAGATGGATTTAATATTAAGAGCACTGGGTTTACTCTTGCAGGAAGAATAGGCACATTCTACTTCACAGACGTACCTGGAAGCGGCGGGAAGGGTATTATTTCTATCGTTAAGGACATTAACGAGGTTGGTAAGTATGAGGTCGTGGTGAAGTCTGCAGGCACCGTAGACTACGTTAAAGGTGAAATTATTTTAAACACTATAAACATCACATCAACATCTGTTGAGAACAACATTATCGAAATTCAAGCATTCCCAGAGTCCAATGATATCATTGGTTTGAAGGATCTATATCTATCCTTTTCTGTTGCTGATAGCACCATAAATATGGTTAAAGATACTATAACATCTGGCGAACAGATTTCTGGCGTCGGTTACAAAGTTACTTCAAGTTACTTAAACGGAGAACTAAAGAGAGGATAAGATGATACAAACGGGCTTTGAGAAGAGAGTAAAAGTTCAGCAAATAATTGAGAACCAATTACCAGAATTTCTAAGAACAGAAAGTCCAAAAACTGTAGACTTCTTAAAACAGTACTATATTTCACAGGAGTACCAAAGTGGTCCTTCTGATATTTCAGAGAACCTTGATCAGTATCTGAAACTTGATAATCTGACCCCAGAAGTCATTACTGGAGAAACTACACTTACTGCTGGTATTTCATCTACCACTGAAACGGTTCAAGTTGCAACCACAAAGGGTTTTCCCCCAGAATATGGTTTATTTAAAATTGATGATGAGGTCTTTACCTATACTGGCATAACTACAAACTCTTTTACGGGATGTATTAGAGGTTTTAGTGGTATCACTTCATATCGCTCTTCACTCAATCCAGAAGAACTAGTATTCAATACAACTATTAAGGCAGAGCACGCTAATGGAACCTCTGTCCAGAATCTTAGTGCATTATTCCTCAAAGAATTTTATAAGAAACTAAAATATTCGTTTACACCAGGTCTTGAGGACGTTGACTTCGTATCAAACCTTGATGTCAACAATTTCATCAAAGAAGCAAGAAGTTTATATGAGTCTAAAGGAACCGAAGAGTCTTACAAAATTCTCTTCAAGGTTTTGTATGGTGTCGATCCAAAAGTCATTGACCTAGAAGACTATCTGGTAAAACCTTCATCTGCTGAGTTCAGAAGAAGAGAAGTTATCATCGCTGAGAGAGTTTCTGGAGATCCAAACAACCTAGTTGGTCAGACTATCGTCAAGTCTACCGACTCAGAGACGAAAGCATCTGTATCTGAAGTAGAAATATTCACCAGATCTGGTATCAGCACCTATTATAAGATGGGTCTGTTTGTTGGTTTTGATGACAGAGACCTCATTGAAGGTACTTTTGAGATTCAACCATCAACCAAAGTCGTTAGTGCTGTATCTGTTGGTTCTTCAGTCGTCACTGTTGACTCTACAGTTGGTTTTGCTGACACTGGTAAAGTCATTTCTGGTAGAAATACTATTGAGTACAAAGGTAAAACCGTAAACCAGTTCCTTGGTTGTACTGGTATTGGAACCGCAATCGCAACCAAGACTGACCTTAGGACTGATGAGGTCTTTGTCGGATATGAAAATGGTGATACTGCCAAGAAAGTAGAACTCCGTATCACAGGTGTACTGTCTGAGTTTGAACCTATACATGATATTCTTCTGACTACAGAGGGTGAAAAGATCTACACCAAGAACGTTGGTGAGAAGATTCTAAACCCAGATACTGATAAGACTGATAAAGAAATATTCGCAAACAGTTGGATCTATAATACAAGCTCAAGATTTGAAGTTGAGAGCATCAATGGTTCCACTTTCCAGTTGAAGAGTGAACTGGACAAGTCAAGTCTAAAAGTTGGGGATACTGTAGACATTCTTAACGGAACCACTGAGACTGTTCTTCACAGCGACGCTGTTGTTGCTA